GTCTTTATAGTAAATCCAAATATTATCATAGAACTGACCCATCATTTCCACAAATATTTGATATGGAGCATTTAATGAATCATTTCTTAAATATTCTGGGATTGAATAGTAAAGGTTATTTTGGTTAGTATTATCAAAATTAGAAGCGGAAAGAGAAATATTAGCATACCAATTAGTAACTAAAGCACTTCCTGTTTTAGCAAGTGCATATGGTGGTTGGGATGTTGTTTTAGGCCAAGCATATGAGCCACTAGTATAATATAAGTAATATTCATAACCATCAAAGTTAGTTATAATATTGTTTATTAAAGATTCATATACAGTAATACTAGCACTTGGATCATTATTTGTAGTAGTGTTTAGAATAGCAATAGAAGAAGAATAATCTTCTAATAAACTTATTTTATAATAAAAATTTTCTAAACGAGCTTCAACAGAACTAAAATGAACAAACTCATTAAAATCTGTGTAATCTATGTTAATATCTATTTCTTTTTCTTCAAGTAAACTACTTAACTGGTTGTAGGAACTAGTTAATGAAGTAGTTGTTAGAGCGGTATAATCTAAAGATACTGTAGAATTATTAATTTGATCTTTTAATTCTAGATTAAAATTAGGACCTTTTAAATTAAAAGTATCTAATATTTCTATAGGTACTAAAGGAAAAATAACTTGATATGCTATTGGTTCTTCAACTAAAGTTACAACCCATAAAGTAGAATTAACATTAAATTCCTCAGGTAATGCCTCATATAATTTAATTAAGATTGTTGGATCAAGGGGATCTTGATCATCTAATTGAATATTATTAGCTATTGCTAATTGATTATCTCCAAAATTAAGATAAAAATCTACAAAGTAATTACTATTTTCTTTAAAACTAATAAATTTAGTAGCTTGATCTACTATATCAAATTCAGTTAAATCTGTACTATCTAAACGGATTTCAGTACGATCAGACGAAATCTCAGTAATATAAAGTTGTTGGAGATTTGAACCAATTTGTTTATCAAAAAAATTAAAATATGTAATATATTCGCCTTGACTATATCCTAAATCAGTAAGTGATTTTTCAGGATCAATTATAATTTGAGAAATAGTATTATTTAATCCAGCGGATTGTCCATTATTTTGGACTGTATATTGATTAAAATTATAGTCGGTAGATAATATATTTTGATTATTATCATACACAAAATATTCAATATAACTACTTGAAGATAAAGATGTATTTACTTCAAATGAAGATATTAGATTTGTATCTTGACCTCCATAGGTTTGTGAAGTAAAATCTTGGGTATCTATTTGTACTATTTCTGCAGCCATTATTGTGGGTTAGCTAATGTTGTTCCTGTTTGTAATGCTATTACTTGCTTTTGGGAATCTAATAAATCTGTTCTTAATTGAGCAATTTCTGCTTGTAGAGCCGCTATTTCTTCTTGATTTGCTTCAAAATTAATATATTCACTACTTGTTTTAATCAAATATTCATGTGAATTAGTTGTACCTAACTCGGGTATATTATAAAAAAGTTCATTGTAAAGGCCAAAGAACTCTTCAGTAGTTGGTTGTACTGCTATTCTTTCTTGAATAGTTTGAACACCCAATTCTTTAAAAGACGTATCTATAACTTTAGTATACTGTCTTTTATCATATACTTGTTTTTGAAATTTTACATTTTCACTCATCCGTTAATAACTTTAAAATAGTAATTATCATCAAATATAATTGTTGAACCACCAATAATAGTTTTAATTAAAACTTTATAATATCTTTCAGGTTCTAAACCACTCATATAAACTGTAAAATAATTACCATTTGCATCAGAACTGATTTGAGTATATAATGTATCAAAGTTAACAACAAATTCGTTGGTAGCCAAGTCTTTTATGGCATAATATGAACTAGTTGGTAAATAATTTAAATTAGTAAATAATGAAGCTGTTTGATAAGTTCTTGTTGGGTATAAAGGACTTACATTTATATAAAATCTATTTATACTTTCAGGAAAAAATTCACCCGAGTTTTCAGCTAAAGACATTTTTAAGTCTACTGTATTTACTATACTTGCGGTAGCTGATCCCGTAAGTACTGTAGTGTAATCTCTCCATCTAAATTCTAAAGTTGGGGGATATATTGTATTTGTATCAACACTATAGTATTTAAATGTAGGTTGAACATATTCACTTGGATTAAATTCAAATGAACCCGAAAGTTTAACTAAAAATCCGTTATTTAAAATTGCTGAGCTAGACCAAGCATTAACTATGGTTTTAACCCCCAGTTCAATATCTTTAGTAGAACGTAAACCAAATGATGCAGTTACTAAATAATTAGAAGATGTAAAAAAATTACCTCCTCCTTGAGTAGAATATGATGTATTGAAGGAGCTTGTATAATATCCACCTACTGTATTTCCATTTAAAGACCATGGAATTCCATTTGCATATGAAGCATATATCCAAGATGATCCATCTTCAACTATTGGGCTATCTAAAGCATATCCAGTACCATTATTCCAGGATTGGGCCACGGTACGTAATTCTAAAGTTGTGTTTTGGTTAATACCTTGGGCTTCAGCTATAAAATTTTTAAGATAAATGTCATATAAACTACCACTGATCTTATTATTTATAACATCTATAATTTCAGTATTATCAAATTGAATAAGGTATCGAGCTACAATTGGTAATCCGTCAAGATCAATTTTATTAGATACTTCTAAGATAGCATCCAATCCTGTATTCATAGTTGGATAGGATGTGTATAAAGTAGCGTCTTGAGAAGGGAATAGTTTATATATAGCCATTATATATTTTATTATAAATATGGTATTATAAAGGAACTACTTTACCTTTTATGTCATTATTAGGATATCTTATTTCAAAAATACTAGGATCCAGTGAAGGATAAATTACTTGGTTTTGAGTTGCTCCTGTTATATCATAAGCATACTGTGAATATCCTGAATTAGTTCCTGCTTTATTTGAAATAGAAATATTTTTAACTGATTGGACTCCTTTAATTTTATCAAGGAGAATATATAAATCTCTTAAGAAAATTGGTTGGTTTAATTGCCAATTATTTATATTAAAATATGTTTGTAACGCAGTAACACATGCTAATAATACTTCATTATTATTATATTCAGGAAGTACTATAATTTCAAAATCAACACCAATATTAATAATAAACGCATCTCTAATTTCAATATTATCTCCAATCATTCTATATTGAGATATATATGTGCGTAAATTATTTTTTAAAGTTTCAGTAGCATAATCTAATTGATTTTGCGAATTTAGAGATAAAACATATAAATTAAGAGTTTCAATTGTTGAAACTTGAGTATCAGTTAATTTAGGCTGTTCAATGTACGCTTTAGATATAGCACCATAGTCCGAAGGCATACTTAAAGCTCTAACTAAATAATCATCTGCAGTAACTGAGCGTTGTTGAGAGGCTATTAAGGCTAAAGTATTTTGACGAATTTCTTCAATATTATCTCCACCTTTTCCTCCACTAGCAGCTTCAGTATTATTTGAAGCTAATGAATTAAATACATAATTTGCTAAAACCGAGTTCAAATTTACGTTGTTAAACTTAGTTTGGGATGTATTAATAGTGGTTAAAGTATTAGATGCAATATTTGATGAGACTCCTCCTCCAGTTAAATATCTTACTGTTAAAGTAGTATTTGATGGAGCAATTCCATAAGTTCCAGTGAATAAAAAGTTTGTTGGAGAATATGCTGTTGTTAATTTATTTTGTTCAAATGGTAACCCAATACCCACATTATCCGCATTTGGAGTGATTTCTTCAGTAACATTAAGGGGATCACCAGCACCAAATTGCAAATCAATAGTAGTATTAGAAATAGCTCTAGTAGTAAAACGTCTTGCTACTTTTTTAAGACGAAGTAAATAAGGGGTATCTCCATTAATATTTGGGTCATTAACGTTTGTATTTTTAATAGTATTAAATACCATTTCTTGACCTAAATTATCTACTTCATACCAAATATTACCATCAGAATCAGTAATATCTAATATTTTAAGAAAATTATTTGCTGTAAGTTGAATAGTATCAAAGGGAATTGGATCAGTAAAATTAAAAGTTTGAACATTAATAGTAGCAGAAATTGTTTTTCTACTTTTCTTTAAAAGATAGTACTGGGGGTTATTACTGGAAATTTGGTATATTGTTACCTCTGTTGGGTCTTGGGAACTAGAAACTGAAAAATCAATTTTATCTTGGATAAGGAAATTACCTCCATTAAGTGAACTTACAACGGTATTTTCTCCTATAGTTAAAGCATAGTCATAATCAGGAACATATTCTCCAAAAACTAATTTAGAAGGTACTTGTTGGTACACATCAACTACAGCTTGTGCTGCGGTTGATAATTTAGGTTTATAACCAAACATATATGCCAACTCAAACACATTATTTGTTTGTTGAGCATATTGAACAAATGTTTCTTGAAATTGATTATCTAAATAAAAACTTAAAACATCACCAACATATGATGCTTGTTCTATAAACATCATACCCGGTGAGGCAGGGGTAAAATCGTTATATGTTAATGGAAAATAAGTTTTAGAAAATTCTATAAGTCTTTGTCTAAAACTAGAAAAATCACGATTTATGTATTTTATGTCTCTATTTACGTTAGCCATTTTTAAAATTCAATTATAATAGTATCATTGATACTAGTGTTTAATACTGAGTATTTGAGAGTAACTGTAATTTGATTAGTATCTGATTGTCCTGTTACTAATAAATCATTTACTATAATATTTGGGAAATAAACAGATATTTTATTGTTAATATCTTCTCTAAGAAAATTTAAATTATCTGCAGTTATTTGTTCAAATATGAATGTTCTTAAACCACCCCCAAAAGTAGGATTTAAAAGTATTTCTCCGGGGTTAGTAAGGAAAAAATTAATAAGATTATTTTTAGTAGCTTCCGCTGTTGTATAATTTGAAAGAAAAACAGCAGGACCACTAAAAGGAAGATTAACCCCAACAGCAGTGCTAGAATCAAAATCAATAGGAGCTATTTGTTGGGGATTAAATGCCATTATTTAGTATTTAATAAACTCATAATTTGATCCATACCTAATTCACCTGTTCCTAAATTTCCATTTACAGGGTCACTAGATTGTGGTCTAAATGATGGTTGTGCGTCTTGTGAAGTAAAACTTAAAGCAGTTTCACCTAATACTTCAGCATATTTTGATCTAAAGTCTATTGGAGGTGGAGCATAAGATGGTGGATTTGGGGGAGGTTGTCCTGGGGTATATGATTCTCTGACTACCTGTTTAGGGGATTTTACTGCTTCCAATAAAATATCCTTCAATTCTTCTTGAATTGCTTCTCTTACGGCTTCTTTAATTATTTTTTTAAAATCGGTACTTTTCATATGGTTATAAATATAGGATTAATCTGCTTTTAAATTATTTTGTTGAATATAAAATACAAGTTCATCTATTAATATCTGATCGATTGAACTAAAGGAAAATTCTCCTTGTAACATTATTACACCTTGTTTATTTCTAGCTATAGCTCGTCTACGTTTTAATGGTTTATCTGTTACTTCTGTTATAACACCCATTTCAAATCCATTTACATTTGTAACTACAGGAGATAATTGTGTTGATTGTTGATTAGTTAAAGCGGTTAATTCTAAAGCTACGCTTTCTTGAGCTGCATTTGGATAACAATATTGGGTAAGTAAATCCAAAATTTTTAAAAGAGAAAGAACTTGGGTTAAAACCCCCTTTAATAAATTTAAAATAGCTAAAGTTGTTGTATTTACATAAAGTAGTTTTTCTACTAAATTATCTAAAAATTTTAATGTATCCTGTACTCCAGTAATAAAACTTATCGGGATTCCAACACCTCCTATTGCTACTGGGGTTGGTAATTGGCGTATGAGTTTAATTGTTGGGGAAGTAATTCCTAATATTTTTTCGGATTTAGCTAAAGTTTCTGTGGTTTTATTAATTACAGTAAGTGTATTATTAATTTTTTTTACTAATTTATTTTTAGTAGC